CCTTCATATTAAGAAACGCCATGACCAGGAATGGCGAGAATCAGACCTTTCTAATATTAAGAAACCTCGAACTGAAAAGTTACGGGTGAAAGCGGGGAACTAGAATGGCTCTAATTGACAAGGATTACACATTTAGCGCAGGGGCTGTGATTGTCGCAGCTGAGCACAATGCGAACTTTAATACGATCTATAACGATTATAACGGAAATATAACAAACGCGAATATCGCCTCTAATGCGGCTATCGCAGACACAAAGCTTGCATCCATCACAACGGCTGGAAAAGTCAATATCTCAGCGCTTACTGTTGCATCTCAAGCGACGGGTGACATTATTTACGCATCCTCTGCAAGCGCGTGGGCAAGACTTGGAGTTGGAACGTCTTCACAGGTTCTTGTTGGCGGCACGACTCCTTCCTGGGGAACAGCGCCTGCTCCAACTGGCTCAGTTGTGCAAGTGGTCAATACTCAAACCGGAGCGGTTGCCACAGGTACAACGGTAATGCCCTACGATGACACAATTCCTCAAAATACAGAGGGCGATCAATACATGACGCTGGCAGTTACCCCAACTTCTGCAACGAATAAATTAAGAATAGATGTTGTTTTCAATTTCTCTACAAGCATAACTCAAATATTGAGTATGGCTCTGTTCCAAGACAGCACGGCAAACGCATTGGCTTCAGCGGCGATGTTTATTGATACAGCCCAGGAAGCCCGCCAATGTGTTTTGACTCACTATATGACAGCAGGAACAACCTCAGCTACCACATTCAAGCTGAGAGCAGGAACGAATTTATCTTCCACAGTCACATTTAACGGCGACAACACTTCTAGGATTCATGGCGGCGTGATGGCGTCTAGCATCACAATTACGGAGATTAAGGCTTGAACATAATCGATCAGCTTATCCAGTTTCACCGGGGTGAATGGTTTCAAGCTCATGATAAGCAGACGGATGAACAGTTGAGGCTCTACTTCGAGACTATGGTTAGGAAAAACCGAATGATCTTCGCAATGCAGGGTGATGAGGTTCTTGGATATGCTGAATCTTACCGGCTTGACTACGCGCAATTCGGGCGTCTTGTATGCGGAGAGGATATTGTGGTTGATCGGGAAGATGTAGAGACCGGACCCATCGCATACCTTGCAAATGTTCATGTTAAGGAAGCGCATCAAAGTTCCTGGCCTATCAAATATCTTAAACTTGAATTCTTTAAGCAGAATTATACCGCTTCATATTTTTGCGGATACGCTGAGCGGAAGAAACATAGACCTTGGAAAATATTTAAACGCCAGCAATTACAGGAGGTAATTACCCGTGAGCTCTAAACGCACTACTTCAGAAAGTTCGCAGCAGCAAACACAGTACACCCCAACAGCAGAAGAAACAGAACTGAATAAACTATATCTTGCGCGTGAAAGGCAGCTTGACCCGCAGATCACAGGAGTTCAGTCGCAAGGATTAAACCTTGTATCCTCTCTTTTGCGCGGAGAGCAACTTCCGGGTTATCTCAATACGTTGCCGGGAGGAATATCGCCCGAAGTTACGCAAGGAATTGTGAATCAGAGTTTAAATGATCTGAATGTGCAGCTTGCTCATAGCGGAGCTGGAACGTTTTTAGAATCTGGAGCCGCACAAGCAGCCGGTGTGCGAACAGCCGGAGATATCCGTAATCAGTCCGAGCAATTCAATCTCCAAAATCTTCTGCAACTGCTGAATATTGGGATTGGAGGACAGGCTCAAGTTCAAGCGCCCATTCAGGGATTCAGTTCGATGTTGTCGGGAAGACTTGCCGGATTGCGTGGCGTTAATCAAACCGGAACCGCTACATCAACTTTTAGATACAATCCTTTTAAGGAATCTTTTTATAGCTCGCTTGGATCTGGATTAGGCTCAGGCTCTGCCAACATGCTCTTTGGCGGAAAGAGGGGAGCTTAACATGGCCGCAACTCCCAGAACAGAAAAGAAACAGCCGGTAAGCTTGCAGGACAGACTCGCTGAGAAAGCCGTCAAGACTATGGAGAAAGCAACTGAGCAGCAGACGATGCAGCGTCTCCAGCAAGGGCAGGCTCCGCAGGAGATTCTGAATAGTTTGCTTTCAAGTGTGAATCAAGTAGCTCAACAGAAGGTTCCGGTTGAAGGTACGATGCAGGGGATTATTCCGGCGCTCGGTCAAGCGATTAGGGGAAACGGGTTTAAGCCGTTTGCTCCTCAAGAACAGTCGCTTGGATTCGACAACGCGCTTCAACTCATGAATTTACAGAATAATGTGGGAGCGGAGCAGAGAAGACAATATAAGGATGCGAGGCAAGCTCCTGGCGATCTTGCTAAAAGCGCAAGTCTTATACTTAAAGCCGCAAGAGATCAAGCTATGATTGCTGGTGATTATTCAATGCTGAATCTTTTATCGCAAAATCAGCAAAAGCAACAATATGACCTAAGCGATCCCATCTCCACATCAAGTGGTCAAGGATATAGGCAGACAGGTCAAATGCAAGATTTAGCTATTGACCCGGCATTTCGTCAACAATTCGGAGAACAAAACGTTCAACGCATTGGGGATGCAAGGAAAGAGCTAGATAAATATACGCGCACAATCACGCCGGTCATTAACGATGTGCTTAAATTTCAAGAAATTGCCGAGCAACTTCCTGATTATAAAGGCGGTATTTTTAATCAAATCATTGCTCGCGGAGATACTGTTGCTAAAGCGATTGCTGCCGACCCCGTTGTAACGCGCTTCAACAGTGCGATAGACCGTTCACTTGGCGGCCTCGTTAAATACGGCGGAGATAGCGGCGCTCTAAATGAAGACGAACAGCTTAGGGCAAAAAGCGCAATCGGTAAAACTAACCTACCCTTCGCAGAAAAAATCCAGATCTATAGCGATACACTTGAAAAAGTATTCGCAGGTCTTGATGTTCGCAAAGAACAAGCTCAAGACCCTAATTATGACAAGCGCTTTCCCATGATCGCAAAAGCTAGACAAAGATATGAAGGTAATAAAAAATATTTAGAGTCTAAAAAAGAAGATAAGACCACTATCAAGGTTGGCGAATTTACCGTTACGAGGGCATAATGACAGACTTCATTGTTAAGGATTCAAAAGGGAATAGCCTTAAATTCAGCTCAAAAGGGGATACGCCTCCAACAGAAACTCAGATCAAGGAAGCTTTTGCAAGCATTCAATCAAAGCCGAGTCTTGGAGAGGATATTAAAGATGCTTTCGTAGGAGCTGGCATTGAGACGGTTAGAGGCTTTCAGGAAAAAAGCGCTGATATGTTGCGCGGAACTCCGTTAGAAGAACCTATAAGACAAGGCGCTGAAAATCTACCAGAAACACGTCTCAGTCCACTTGCTAAAGAAACCTATCAAACCATCGGCAAGATGCCGGGCGATGTTGCAGAATTCCTTGTTGCTGGAAAAGCAATGTCCGCTCTTAAAGTTCCAGCCGCTCTTAAAGCTGCGTTTGGAGATATTCGCTCAACTGGACAATTAGGAGACGCTATTACCATTGGTGTTCAAAGCGCTATTAACGAGTTCAGAAATTCAAGTTCATACTCAGAGGCCGCAAACGCTTTTTCGGCTGGGGCAACAACATCTATCGGATTAGGAATAGCGGCAGAGGCTGTTCCAAAAGCTATTGAGATTGGAAAGAGTATGGGCAAGTCAGCTGCGAAAGCTTTTCTTAAGGGAGTTACGGGAGATGAGAAGTTTGCGGAAGAGTTCGTTAAGAATCCGTGGAAATTCAATCTTAATCCTTTCCAGAAAACACCGTCTTTGCAGGCTATTGAGAAAGAGAATGCCGCTAAGATCGAAAATCTAAAATTAGAATACAATACAAAAGTAAGTGATCTTAAGGTTCAGAATGCCGAGAAAAAAGCAGCCTTGTCTGGAGAGCTTGATAGGGAATACTTTGCTCTCAGGGATAAGAATAAAACTCTCCAGAGAAGTTTAGCGGATAAGGGAAAGATGGATGTTGAACGAGTCCATCAGGAGGCTAGTAAATCCTTCGACAACGCGGTTGATTTAGTCCATACGGGACTACTTGACGACTTCAATAATACGCTCACTAAAGTTGAGGCCATTAAGGAAAACTACGGCAAGCAAGTTGGGCAGGCAGTAGAGAACATCACTAATAAATACCCGTTCTCAAGAATAGGCATGACAAAATATCTATCCAAGTTTAAGGAAGTTGCAGAGCGTAACGGGTATAAGCTTGTTGGCGGAAAGGTGGAGCCAGCGTTTGGACAAGGTACAGCAGATGCTGAAGCTATGCGTATATTGCAGCAAAATCTTGACGATATTAAGGCAAATACTGACTTTTCTGGCGTCGCACTCGGATTTGCGCAGAAGAAAAAAGAGCTTTGGCAAAAGATGGGATACTCAGGCGAATCGCAAGCTAACCAGATTATGCGCCAGTTGAGCGGCGCTTTAAATCCAGTCAATATGGCAGATGATATAGTGGGTAAGAACATCGGAGCTGAAATTAATATGCTTAAGTCTGCTAATGCACAATACTCTGATCTTGTTCCAAAATACGAGGAAGCGATTAAAAATTTTACCCGTCTTGATGCTTCCGGAAAGCCAGTAGCTGATTTTCAGAAAGTCCTAAATGCCGTAAGAAATCAGGATAAGACTGCGCTTAAGCAGATCGCTAAGGCGGACTCTCTTCTTCCAGCAGAAGACAGATTGTTACCTAAAGCTTACGAGGCTTCAAGAAAGTTATCGCAAGCTGAAACTATTAAGGCTGCAAATGTGAAGATGGCCAAAAGGAAGGCGAATGAGAACCTTATACGCCTAAACAACGAAATAAGACATAAAGAGTTTCAGGTTAAACAGGCGCAGAGAGCTAAGCGCTTCGATGTTGCGCAACGCCTTCAAGGAAATCTTAATCAGCTGCGGACTGTTGAAAAGGCTAAGCTAGAGAGAACCATTTCACAAATAGAGAGCGAGCAGGAATTTGTAAGGCAACAGAATATAGCGAGATCTTTTACTCCGCCATCCACCACAAGAAGGACTCTTCAGTTCGGAACTGTTGCAAGCGCAGCGGGTTCTTTGGCTGCTAACCCGCCCCTTGCTCTTGCGTCAGGCGTTGGCGCTTTAGCGCTATCACCAAAGGTAGCAACAGGAACAATAAAAACAGCTGGGAGAGCATACAATTCTTCAGCGGAAGCGCTCAAGCTTGTTACGGAACTTATAAATAGTAGACTCGGAAAAGTTATTGTTTCTCAGGCGGCAAGTCAAAATTAGTAAAGCCGAGATTCTTAGCATTTTTACGCATACGCTCAGCTTGCTTCCGTTTAACCGAACCAAGAATGTGCTGTATGTATCTAAATATCGCTACAGCAATTGCAATTCTGACAGCATCTGAAAGTTCCATTTTAGTTTACTAGCCTCACTCTTTGAACATTCGGGTCCGGTAATGGCGGGGGAGAATAAGAAGAAGTAGACGTAGAAGCGTTTGAAGCCCTATCAGCAACAAAAGTAGATATACCCCTAACCCCTGAACCTATTTGAGCACAACCGCTCATTAGAACTAACGCTAATACGAATCCTAGCTGTCTCATAAATCACCTCGTTGTACAAAAGTATCGTCTGTCAGACGACCAAACTTAATGCCCTTTCGCTTCGCTCAAGGGCAAAAAGCATAAAAGGCATAAAAACCTTAAAAACGGTTAGTAAAGAAAAAATGGGTCGCGTTCACAGATAAGACGAACGGCTAATTTTCTTGCCCCATTCGCCTGTTTATCTGAAAGCCATCCTTGATTCTCATAGAAATCTATAACACCTTTGGCAAATCTTTTTTCCCTGTTAGTCATAACAGAAAATCTCATTTTTAAACACTCAACCCACAACGCGACCTGTTCATCCTTATTAACCATGCTTTTGCTTTTTATGCAGTTTATGCTTTTAGCGCGCGTAAGCGCGCAACCTATAAATCCATTCTTGTTTCAATCGAATACACTCTATTTGAGAAATGCCATTCCCATAAATGCTTACCACTTCTCCATTTCCTCGAACACCTGCATTTGCTGAAAGTCCCTGTCCTGATATGAAATCTTTTTTCTTCTCGACACTTTTTACACACGAAAAGATGGGGGGTTTTTTCGCCTGGCATTTTCTAGCGTTCTCCTTGAACGTACATCTTTTGTAGCGCATGATTGAGAACAATAAGTTTCCTTTAAAACTTGATAGAATTTATTTTGACAAACATATCTCTTACATTTAATCTTAGGCTGTCCTTTTCCAGAAAGTCTTATCTCTGAACGTTTGCGCCTCTTCCAGCAATTCTCACAATAACCATTCGCTCCATGTCGAACCCGATCACTCCGACACTCTTTACAGCGATCTGCTATTTTGCACCACCGTTTAGGTTTCTCAACGCTTCCAAATAGTTTTAAACTCCACCTGACTCTGGCCTCTTGCGCAAGTTCTGGAGTAGGGTAGTAGCCAACATGAACGCTTTCATAATTTCTAAATATTCTTCCAGCCCACTTCCCATTCACAAAATAAACACCTTTAAGATTCGATTTCATTCAGGATGCGCTCAATTTCTTTTAACTGCCTTTTGGTTTCAGCCACCAAACCGGAGTCTCGCATATGCGAACAGGGGTCTGTGAGCGTAAATTGAAGCGCCTCCACAGCCGTTTCTAAGGCTTTGATTAAACGCTCGAAGTGTCTATCTGCAACTATTTCAGGCTCTGCCCAAGCCGCTTCGTATTCTTTCTTTACGGCTTTCAGTCTCTTCTTAATTGATTCCATCATTTAAAGGCATCCTTAGCCGGTTGTTTTCGCTTCGCCTCATTGGTGTAGCGGTCAACTTCGTATTCGTCAAACATCTCGTCGTAATAACGGCCCATTACTTCTCTTAGCTTTACCGTTCGCATTAGCGCCCTGTCGTAATACTCACTCATTTATCCTGCCCTTTGTTAAATGCCGTCTCGTAGATATAGTACGTTTTTGATATGCAAGCCGAGGCGTACAACCATTATGGCTAAATGGACTACGGCTACAATAGCCAAAACTGATAAGCTTCCTGCTATTTGCGAAAGATTAGCTTTGATGCTTCCTAACGCTATTGCTGTTTCAATGGTCATTATCCTGCCCTCTTGGTTCCTTGGTTAAAAGCATCCAGCGCACACATGACGCAATTACTATACGGCCAATACGCTAGCTCTATTCCGTGCTTACACTTAATCGGCTTAGTGATAATACTCATTCGCCCTTAACCTTTCCAGGCACAGATTTGGAGAGGGAGGCAAGGAAGTCTTTGGCGTAATTTCCAGATAAGCAATCTTCGCAATCAGATTTGGCTACTTTCTCAAGCGCACGCTGCGCCGCCTCAAGCTTCGCGGTCAGGTCGGCGATTTTCTTTGCCTGTAAATTCACCTCTTCAAGATATGACATCGCTCGGTCGCGTTGCGTTGCTAATTCTCTAATCTCGTTATGCGCCTGCTCTAACTCCTGCTCCTTCTTTTGAAGATCAGCTTTCAACTGCCCAATATACTTTTTCTGCTCCTTCATTGCGTCGATCAATAGATCAATGGCCGATGGGTTTTCTACGTTTATCCCGCCCACTATTGAGTTAAGGCGCTGAAGCTCCTTATCCTTCTCCGCTATCAGGGCGTCTTTAACAGCAAGCTCTTGAGCTAGCTTGAAGGCTGCGTTCAAATATTCCGGTTTAACCCAATCATCGTGGGTTTCGTACCGATCCATATTTTTGTACACATCTTCTTTTATCTTTTCTATCTCCTCATTGCCCATTGCTTACCTCTCGATTAACAGCATCCGAACTTCATTCCGTTAGAAATTCACAATAGCCGACGCCAATATCAGCGGCATTGACCGTAAAAACAACATCCATCCCCATAAACTGATCTCTTGGAACCGATCTGTACGCTTTAAAGTTCAAATCGATGGGTTGTAATTCCGACAGAAACTCATACCGTGCCCCAAATGGAACAAATAGCGTGTTTGGATAAATGCCTTTTCTCTTACAAAAATCACGCTTCATGGCATCAATTCCCTTTATTACTTTCAACTCACTCATATCTTCTTTAAACTCCTTGATTAACTGCTTCGATTTCCTGCAATATTTGTTTTAGTAACTTACGATCTTTCTTGCACAACCGGCGGCGGCGCAATTCTCTTTTCCAGAACGCGAGGCGCTTCTCCTCAACGAATGTAGTCCCTACATCCTTGGCATTCTCACAAACCCAACACTTAATCACTGCTTACCTCTTTGGTTAAAAGCCACCGCTACTGAGGACGTCTCCAACGATAATATTTGTTCTTCCATCTCAAGGTGTTTCATACAAAGCTCAAATAGACGGGAATAGAAACGGCACCGCTCCATTAGTATCTTACCGGTTCTCTTCGGCTGCATCATCTGGAAGAACCCGCCAAGCGTGTCAGCGGCCATATTAAATTGCTTCATTTCTTCCGTTACATCGTTTGTCCTTATAGCTTCACTCATTCTCTCTTCCCTCCGCTTTTTATTAACTGCATCCAAACTGGAGGTTGGTGGCTCGGTGTGTTTCGCCTCGCTAGCACCGATAGTCGTTAACCATACTGGACACCACCAACCAAATCTTTTAATAAATCCTCTCTGTTAAAAGCCGGGGGAGCTAATTGTAGCTCTCTTGGTTATCCCGTAAGGCCCGGTTTATCTAGTTGCTTGGCTTCCGCGCGGATAGCGTTTTCAATTTCGCAAGCCATACAACCCCTATCTTTATCACCAAAACAAAAACTGCCTGCTTTTTCCGCCGCTTTCTCTAAGCCTGCGGCATATCCCTTTTCATACCCCTCATCAAAAGCCAGTTTTTTAAGAAGGCTGTCATTCTCCTTTATCACTTTCTTAACCTCTTCCTCAAACTTATCGCTCATGGATTAAAAGCCTCCGAATCAACATTTTGTGCCAATTCAATACGTAGTCGTACCACTTTAGGTTGCGGAGGGCAACGCACTCACCTTCAACACGTGACATTTTCCAGCCCTGATTAACTCTAGTAAGTCTCCACTCCTTCATAGGACTCCTTTGTTAAAACCTCTCAGGTGTGAGCCAGAAATTTACTCATTCTGATCGCTGACTTTTTAGCCAGCATTTGAGCGCCCTTTTGCGCTATCACGACCGAGGCGTTTGTGTCTGCGTGATCTTTGTGACCGCATGAAGCACAAACAAACTCATCACGACTGCGCCGACTCTTTTTATCCACAATTCCACACTTAGAACAAGTCTGAGAAGTCTGATAAGGATTAATATCCAGTATCAAAACCCCGTTTTCCTTGCCTAAGATATGGAGTCGGTTAGCAAAGTAGCTTCTTGCCCATCCTTGAAGCTTTCCGCTTCTTAGATTTGCTAGTCGCTTCGGGCTTTCGACAGCAATAGCAGACAAAGACCTTTGAGAACGTCTCAAGACTGTCTTTGCTTCGCGGTCGAGAATCTGTTTAATAAGCGTTTTTACTTTTGAAGAAACTTTATGCCCTTGACGGCGACGCTCCGCAGTTCTTATTCTGTCTGTACGGATGGCTCTTTTTAGCCCGTGGCCAAGGTAACGATCAGAGCATGATACAGAGTGTTTCAAGCCGACATCACAGCCAAGAACATTGTTGAATTTCTTCATTCGACTTGTTTCTTTTGAAACAAAAACAATCGCGTAAAGGTTTCCGTTAATGATTTTCAATTCGCAATTAGGAATTATTTTCCAACCATTCTTTAAAGCCCCGTTTAACGCTTTATGTGATTTGGCCGGAAGGGCGACAACGCTTCGCTTCGTCCAAAGATTTGATACGGAAATCCAATAGTCGAACGCGCCCTTTTTGGCGGGGTAGATCATTCCAGGACAACCAAAATCAGGCTTATAAGGAACATTTGTTTTTATGCCTTCTTTCTGAAGTGCGTGAAGGCTTCTGACCACACCAAAACATTTTTTTTGCGCTTTGTCGGCAAGGTCGCCCATTCCAACTGTGCTTATGTGCCGGTTCCCATTAAAGAATAGCTTTCCGATAAAGCATTCAGAAAACGCTTTGAAGCGGTTAAGCGTATAAAGCGCCGTGTCGGTCTTTACCTTGTTTCCGTATACTTTTAGCTTATAGGAGCGGTTCATGGTTGCGAATTATAGCCTAAACTCCCTCTATCGCGGTGCCTTGGTTAAGGGCATCCTACATCCCGGTTATCTTGTATTTCTTGACGATGGAGTCGTAAACTTCCTTGTAGCCAATATCGCCAATAAACTTGTTTCCGTTCTCGCCACTTGTGGCGTCAGCAAAGCCCCGAATTACAGCCCACAACAATATCTTTGGAGGAAGCGCCCAAGCGATAGCCATGATTATTTTTTCTTTTAATCTGTTCATCCGCCCTCGCAATCCTTTAGTCTAATCTTGGGTAAAGGCATCCCTACTTTGGCTTTCTTTTGCTCATCTCGTGAGCCATTTTAACGATAGGGGTGCCGCCACTTCTTTTTCGATATACGCATCAATCAAGTTCTTAAATTCGTATTTCATCTTGTCGAAAATATGATCGAAGCGAGACTTAAAATCGTTGTCGTTCAAGTTCTCGAACCAGTCCAGGGAAATGTGTTGCGTGTTATCAAACACGCGTCCATCAGCCTCAATCGTTATCCTCAGCCGCTTACCCTGACCGTAGGCCGCATTTTCCGGCACCATCTTCACCTCGAAATACTCAATCCTCATGTCATTCTCCTCAATGCCCGTTATAAAACTGTCACGCTCTTAATCTAATCTTCCCTTCGCGGGGGGATTAAAAGCTCCCCGATTCTGGACGGTTGTTTCATTGGCACAAAATAGCCTTCTCGCTTCAATGGCTTTTCGCAATCAACGCAGAACCACTTTGAAGAACAACCGGGGAGTCCGCCGTCTAATGCGCTCCACACTGGAATAAGTCCGGCCCGATGTTGGCCATCAGCAAAGGAAGAGTTTTTACATTTCCCGTATCCGGGCCGTTTAATTACCGCAAACGCTTCCATTCCGATCAAGAACCCCTCCTCTTTCTTTTCTTTTATTAAAGGCTCTAGCGTCCAATCACTCCGAATGTGATCAGAAGACCGCAAATTAGAATAATAAACGGCAGCGCCAAACCACCAAACCACGCGATCAAAACAGTAACGATAAGTTTCCCTACCCAAGCATATTCAGCCGTTGCCGGAATCAACGAAAAGAAGAACAGCCTAAGCGGTCCCCAGAATAACCATGCCGTGAACCCTGCTAATCCCAATGTTGTAGTTACTCCAATTAGTTTTCCCATTCTTTCCTCTCCCTCATCTGGTTTGGTTTTGGGTTAAAATCATCCGGCATTGAATGATGCGCAGATAACACCTTTTTTTGTGCCTTCTTTGGCTTCCCCTAGATACTCAGCCTTAACAAATTCAACAGAAGCCCAACAGTCGTAGTGATGGTCTGACTTTCCGTCCCATTCGTCATTGCTCGGATGAATCCAGCGAGCCTCTTCTTCCGTCTCGGCGGCAACTACAGCAGAATCATAAGTATCATAATCGTTGTGCTTACTTTGACTAATCAGCCAGAGCTTCATCTCCCTCATCCCCCAATTATTCTGTTTTGGTTAACAGCCGCTGCTTCCACCGTGTTCTGGACATTTAAAACTGTTCGTGACCCAACAATAGCGGCAAATGTCAAATCTTCCACAGATACCGCAATAGGTTTTAAATCTGTATTCACTCATTTCAAAGCCTCCGCAATATCCTCTAAAGCATTGGCGATTCGGCATTGTTGATACGAGGCGGCTGCGTCTACTTGAATGCCAAAGCCTCTGCCGTATTTACATTCTTCCTTCGCAAACGCTGATCCGCAAAACGTACTAATCAAGATTAAAATTAGTAGATATTTCATTCCGCCCTCATCTCTTCCAGCCGCTTCATGGGCCAGTACGCCCAACAATCTTTCCCTTTTACGTCCGGCATCTCGATCCAGCTTTGAATATTCCCGCTATCTGGTGCCGTGAAGCGGTAGCAGTTATTCCGAACCTCGCAGTCAGTTCCTTCACACTTTGCAATATCAACCACGCAGGTCTTCCAGCCGTTTCGTGAGTTCGTCCCTGAAATTCTGTCTATCAGGAGTAGAAACTACGGCATCAATGCTATCAATAACTTCCAGCACCGCATCGAGCGCGGCGTTGGCCATCTTGTGATAATTATCATTCACGATGTACTGCGAACCCGGCGAAGTGGAATCTCTTAATATCTGCCACAGCGCCTTCCTCGGCTCCTCCGGGCGCTGTGTCCCGCAAAAGCCACAGAACTTAAACTGCTCAGGTTGAAAAGTTCTGCACTTGTCACATAGCCAGCCCAACACCTGCTCCATAGGGGCCTCGTTTTTAACTGCTTGTTTGTTATGCTCCGGGCATTTAGGATTCACTGCATATATGTTCTTATATCCTTTTTGCTCCCAACAAAGACACTCGCTCACCGGCTGAAATCCAAACGCTCCGGCTGACGGCTCAACTTCAGGCTCTTTGGGTAAAGGCGAAAGGCCGAGGATTTCTCTAACTAAAACATAAAACGGCTTGTCGATGAAAACTGATACGCCGGAGGTTCGTGCTAATTTCTGCGCCTTCTCCTCAAGCCAGGCACTAATTTTTTTATTCAAATCTTCCTTACTAAAACAACCTTTCCAGACATTCTCTGTCAGTTCGTGATACTTCATACCAAACCTTTCTCCCCATACAACTGACTCACAAGCTCCTCAATCAATTCCTTATTCTCTTCCCACAGTCTCGCGCAACCTCTCGAATTGATTGCCCACATCTCAACACACTCAAGCATAAAATCCAAATGAGCCGCTTGCTCAGGACTCAACTCAATCTGCACCTTTGCCACTCGCTTTGCTTGCGCCCTCGCTCCACGTTCTTTCTTCTTACTTTTTGGCATCACGTCTCCTGTCTTTTTTCTCCAAAGCGTCCATAGCCTCATTAAACTCAGCCGAATTCTTTGGCAACTCTCTCAACTTCAGAGTCCACTCCATCAACCCCAATAAATTTCTTCGCTCTTTTTCCATTAGTCACTTTCCTTTAACCAAATCACATCGAATAACATTCCACAAACAACCGCATGTTTCTCAGCTTCTTCTTTCACTTCAAAAACCGCTCGACACCACTTACACCTAAACACGATTCTTCTTAACGATCTTCTGTTTCGTACTCCACCTTATATTTCTCAGCGATCTTATCAAACTTAATGTAAACAACTTTTCCTGTCTCAACTGCCGCCCGCCTTGCAAACATATTCGCATATTCTTCCGTGCAAAATTCCACAACTTGTCTCATGTCTCACCTCAAAGTTTCTTCAGTGTCACCTTGACGTACTCTTCCTCAGATTGAACCTTCTTAGCTTCAAACTTAAAGAACTGCGAATCATCGAAGCCGCACTTCTCAGCCACCGTATCGCACACAAGCTTAATCAAATTCTGCAAATCCAACTTCCGAAACGCCGCGTTCTTAAAGAACCAATTCCCGTAAAACTCCAACTCAATCCCAAGCGGCTCCATCTTCTCCGTCTTCCAACACGGCACATATTGCTTACCCTTTGACTTCCAGAGCCTTGCTTCCGGTCGCAGCTCAACTCGTTTCTGCGCATAGATGATCTGGTAAAGCGAATTAACGCTCGGAGGCAGGCCAGGAATCCTGAAGGTGATGGCTTCCTTTTTGGACTCTCCGGCCTGTTCCGAGACAGCAGGGGAGGGGATTACGCTGCTTTCTTCCACGCCTTCAATTTCTCTCGAAAGTTTCCGGTCTTCTGTCTTTTTCCTGATTCGTCTTTGACCGTATCCTCCTCATGCGTAATATTAGCCATAACCTCACGCCCAACTAACCCTTGCAAAAACTCATCATTGATCTTCACGTTCGTAATGTCGAGATCAAGCGCTTGCATGAACTGCTTGAATCCGAGCAGGTGCTGTTTGGACTTATACCACTGACTGTTACGTGTTGCGGGGTCTGCATAGAAGCAGAGGTCCATAATTCCGGTGAAAACTTTTTTATTCACAAACTTCGTTTCACCGGCGACTTCGATTCCTTCTGCGATTGCTAATTCCAGTTTCAAGCCTTTCAAATCTCCCGATTCAGTCTTAGCGATTGACGCCTTATCAATCCGCAGCTTCACGTTCTGCGTAACAGGAAGAATCTCAGCCCGCACATCGGTTAAATCTCCAACAATCACTTCATCATTTACATCAAATCCCACTTCGTCTTCACTCATGACACTTCTCCTTCTTGGTTATATGCCCGTTATTAGGCCGTTTTCTTTCCGTTGTTGATTGCGTTAATAATTGCCTGATACGAAACGTTCTCTACGATTTCAGGAAGGCCATATCTGTTCTTGGCATCTCTCTGTCCGCCTTTTTGACATCTAGCAACGTACTTGTACTGGTTATCTCCCGTACGTTTTTTATCAAGGTAGATGCTCGCAGAGAACATTCCCGCAACCTTTTCTCTAAACCCTCCGAGTATGTTTGGTACCACCGGAGTCGTTTTGTCAGCTTTGCGTTCCATCGCCTCATCGCCTTCAACTTGCTCATGACAAGTGACAATGACATTGCCTGGAAAACTAAGCAAACGAGTAAGAGTAAACTGATACAGCCAACGAGATAGAGTTCCATACATGCCCCTGGTGTCTAATGCGCCACTATTGGTTACGAGTTTTTCGTATTTATTGATATAGAGCCACCTGTTCTCACTTAGGAAGGAGATGTTGTCGAGTACGAGAGTTTCGATTTTTCCTTCCTTTGCGTCCTTATGCGCTTGGTTAAGAAACCCTTCTAATCGCTCAAAGGTCTGCTTAATATCTTCCGCAGGCGAGGGGATGAACTCATCTGCGTACACAAGATTTCCCAACAAAGGTGCGTTAGATCGAGCCGTATCAAGACCGTTGGGCTCGGTTCCCGCATACGCCACTTTAGGGAACGTAAACGAGAAATAAGTCTTGCCCGTACCCGTCCCGCCATTCGCCAGGATTTTAACCGTCTGCTTCGCTTGCCCATTTAGGATGTCCTCACGAGTAATCATTCGTTAAAATCTCCTACATCTTGGCGATTATCTTCTGGAAGATTCTCTAACACTTCAGGATAAACTCCGACTGTTGCAACGCGGATTTCTCCTTTTCCTTTTGAGCCATCAACTTTACGTACTCCATGAATTGATTGCTCAACTTGCCATTTCACCCAGTCTTCATCTCCAACGTATTCAATAACTCTTAACACTCTGACCTGTCTCATTTCTGCACTTGCTCCTTCTGACTGTTATTAGTCCTATACAACGCTTCCTTAACCTGCTCATCATCTGCCGCCGTACACAACTCGTGAAAATCGCAGTAGCTGCACATCGAGTTGTATGCTTTAGGCCAAATATTATTCTCAATATTGAATGCAACTGTCCGCATCCACGCTTGGTCTGATTTCTTCCAAGCCTCAATCTGAGCCGCAGACCGATTAAACAACTGGCGCTCAAACCGTTGCCAATACCCCGCAGGCTCTCCCTTGTATGCCCGCTGTCTATGCCCAACCGCAATGCCGTTAATGTAAAACCCCGCACACTCACCGTACTTCTGCTGCGCCCAGGCCGTGTAGCGCGTGATCTGCGCTGACAACTCGAATTGCTTCCAGTACGTATAGGAGAATGTCTTGCCGGTCGTCTTGTGATCCCACAAGTAGAGGGAGCCAGAAGGGAGGTGCTTTGCGACCAGATCGACCGTCATTTCGTGCATTCCTTCGTTCTCAACTTCAGACTTAACTTCCGCGTCTATGATCTGCCAGTCCTTATCCTGCTCCTTGTAGTAGGCGATATACGCCTCAAGCGCTTTTTCAGCACCTTCAATCGTTTTCGCTAAATCATCTGGCTTTAAATCTTCCGGGTAAATCGTCTTAAAACCTGCCATCATCTCGGCAAACGAAGCGCCTCTGTAGTACAGTTCAAGCGCCTTGTGCATTGCTGCGCCCCAAGTCCGATCATTCGCTGATTCCGGCTGATCGATCTTCTCAAGGCGGTCTATGTACGTCAGCTTGTACTTGTAAGGACACGAATTAAACGCCTGAATCTCGCTGTATCTCATTTTCCCCTCTTATCGCTGACCAATATTAGGATCAGCCCTAACCACGCTGCTGCACATGCAATCTCAAGGTCGATCATACCGCCACTCCAATCACGCCCATACAACCCGACGCATTAAGCCTGTGCCTGGTGCCGCACACCTTACACTGAAGAACTTTTCCTTCTTGAACCATCTTTCTGAAATCCTGAACCTCAATTTTCCGGCTGCACACAAAGCACGCTAACCAATTAAGCGCTATCGGTTCTGGGGCTACCTTACGCAACGACATCTTCGCCCTCCTCAAACTCTTCAGGAAGGGGAGAGTACACCGCATCTGCCGCCATTTTGGTTGATTTCCTCATAATCCGCTTCGTTTCGGCTTTTGCTCGTAAGAACGCTGCCACAACTTCCAAATCGTCCGGCTCCACGTTCCACGCAAACTCAGCTTCCCGCACAATCTTCAAAAACTGTTCATATCTCTCTTTTCCGCTCATCTCTCATCCTCCACTTCCCACTTGGATTCCATGTCGTAGCAGAACTGGCAGAACCCTTCTTCGTCCTTATCGTGTCCACACAAGCGGCACAACTCCACTCGATACAACTTCTGAATCATCTTCTCTGTCACACCGGCAGGGTAGTAATCGCTAAAGTCCATCATGCGGCCTCCTTCGAGCGGTAAACTGCCCGTTCAAGCGCCTGAATCGCTTCTTCTGCGGTAAGTCCTGACGCAATCCCGCGCTTAATCAGTTCAAGCGCTGTCTTCAGTCCTGCCTCAAACGGTTCTTCTGCGTGGGCTTGTTTCATGACGCTAACCCATCCTTAAACAGCCGGTTAATCTCATCCTGCGTCAATCGCTGTTCTCCGGGCTGCATCAACACATCATCCGTCACGTTCGCATACCCGTAACTCGTCTGCCCGTCCTCGAACCGAATCCAATACTCAATGCGTTTCGATACGCTGTCATAAACGACCTTCTCCACATGCCCCACCTTATGAATTACAACCTTGTCTCCGATCCTGTACGTCTGGTTCATTTCACACTCTCCTTTTTGGTTAACTTGTTGTAGCGCTCGATATAAGCCCTCGTAATGCGAGATGGCTGTCTACCCTTGATAGAGCGCAGAAACCCCTCGTTATAGGCTCTAATGCGAAAATAAGGGGTGTCTGGCAGGGAATAATGAGCGAGTAAGGCTGGAATACGCTTATTGAGGTACCAGTCTGCAACTAAACGCGCTTTGACTGGCTCAAGCATGTCCTTATGGGTAAAGGACGCCTTATTGAACTTGTTGTAGTCCTGAACTACGGGAGGATGGATCTGGAACAGCCCGAGCGCCTTGCCGCCGTCTCCGACAGCCGAAGCGCGACCGCTTGACTCGATCTGAGCTATAGCAGAGAGGTCTATCTGCTTATGATCTGCGATATTGTGGGCATAATCAGAATGGGCAGAAGAACCTGTCAGATTACTTTCTGAATATACCGGGATAAACGAACTTACGAGGGAGAGTCCTACAACTAGGAGGAAACTACGAAATGCTCTAACTACATACGGTATATACACATACGACTCATTTTGAGTCCTATAATGTATACTAGCAGCCTTAATTAAATTGATCTGAGCATATTTAGTATACACAGGGGAATGCGTCCTATTTTCCATTTTACGAATCACCTTATCGGTCTGTATAGTCATATTATGCTCTCGTGTTCCGAATATATCGGCATATAGTCTGAAAACTTTAGCGGTCCTCATAAATTATTTCTGAGTGACCCCGTATCTTTCGTTAAACTCGAAGGTCGTCATACCGCGCCTCGTACACTCCTGAATAAAGAGCGTTTGAAGCTTATTGAGGTGCTGCGGCTCTGGATTCCACCAGCCGCGCTCCCATGCGTGGACTGTTCCCCACGTATGCTCAAGCTCCTTAGCCAAGCGGTACTTCGACCATCCAAGCATCTTCATATTCGCAATTAACTGCCTGGCCACTTCCACTAAGTTGTACTTCCTCCTTACTCCATCGGTCATTACGACCGGACCTTCTACCTCTAACAACATATCGTCCCTTTCGGTTATATCCTCACCGGATATTCCAACTATAGCAAAGCTTAGTATACTTGTCAAGTAGAATAGTTTAATTATTCTTCCTCAAGCCAATCTTTAAACATCTTCTCGTCAAACACTCTGAAATTGAACTTACCACCCCATATCTCGTCACTTTCTTGATTAGTTACGAGGTGAAACTCAAGCAAGCGATACTTCAGCGCAATCAAAAACATCTGACTAAGCTCATCCGGATAAATTTGATATTTCGGATGGCATGAATCAATTACAAAAGTTTTCTCAATTTTGTTGAAATAGATCCGGCGTCCGATCAGCCATATTTTTGTGGTCGTTTTTTTGGTTTCCATTTTATCCTTTTCGTACGTTCCCGCAGTACGCCCTCCTTACAGGAGGGGGCGTTACTGCGTAGGGAAACGTAGGTACGCAGTAGTGCCTACTTAATTAAGGTCTTCACTGCGCGGGTTAAGTCCAAGATCCACAACATCTTCCAGATTTACGCAGATGTCGTCTAATTCATCCAAATACTTGTTTATTTTTTGAGCCTGCTGCATGTGTGCCGTTCTGATACAAGCGAGTTTTACTGCGTACTTTTTTATGGGGCCATTTAGTTGAAATCTTACGCTTGATTCTGCGATCTTTAACATCTCCGAAAGTTGACGTGAGCTAAGGTCTGGTCCGTGGGTATAAAGTGCGCGCCAAATCATGCGAGCCTGCTGGCTAGATTTAAACTCTTCTGGAATCTCAATCAGATCGACAATCTCGTCTCCGTTCACTATCTCGGCTTGATAGAAGAAGTCTGTCTTAGCTTTTTCTTTCTGAAAGTTCCTGACATGCATAACGTCGCTTTCCTTGTCCCACTCAACGCATAGGCAGAAGTCCCAGGCACTATCCAGGTCAACCGAGCCGCTAAGCCATTGTGCCGTATTCTCCTTATGTTTCTTATTCAGTCCCTTAATAGAGTGGTGACTTACGATAATCGTTACTTTGTACTCTAGAACAAGGCGTTTTAGGCCGTCGATGATTGGGCCAACGTCTTTCTGTTCCTTTACGTCCCGGCCATTCAGAACCCTCATAAACGGATCAATGAACACGACAAGCGGCTTAAGCGTCTTAATATCTTCCTCAAGTAAGGGGAGCTGCTCAGGAAGGCGGCACGACTTAGCCTTGGAGATGTAATAGCCCGGTATCTTCTTACCCTTCGTCATGCGGTAGTAGAGCCGGACTTGCTTATCCGGATCTTCATCCAAATTCACAAAAAGTATGTTCCCGCTCTCAAGCGTATCGAATTGAAAGAATGGTTGCTTCGTAATAATCGAAATGCCAAGTTTTCTTTGTAGCACACTCTTACCGCCATGAGGGGAGGCATTGCCCTTTGGAGGGCCAGCCACAAAGCCCAAGCCTTTAGGAATTACGTTCTTTACTATCCAAGCCGTTTCATCTTTCTTAGGTTCATATTGTGAAGCGTCAAAGTATCCGAAACCACTCATTGTGAAGTTCTCCGTAATAGGGGAAGGCAGAGGCCCGGAACCTTGGCGGGTGCACCTTGCGTGCAAGATGGTGTCTTTGCAGACACTCCGGGCATGCCTAAACTTTTATTGTTTGATTGACTCATAATTCCCGCCAAGGAAATTTGTCATGTCGCGTACACTAAACGTAAATTACATTCTGTTTCAAGCAAAATATTTCAGATTTAGAAAATAAATGTACTAAAGTCACTCAAGCCCATCGAAGCATTTTTCGCAAAGGTAATGATAAACAGGTTGTGTGCTTTCTTCGGAACCTGTTTCAACGTATTCTCCTAAATCATCAGCCAGGAATAGCTTCCGGCAGCATTCACAAGCCATCAGCTCATCTATTTCATGTGTCTTTACTTTGCCAATCCAAGTAATGTCAGTTTTCTTTTTCATGCGCGGCCTTTGGCTTTATTGATTGCACGCTCTAACGCTACAGCGGCATCATTTACGATTTTCCAATCAGTTGCTTTTTTGCCGGAAAGTTCGTCCATTAATGTCGCCGCCATTTTTAATGCGAGTTCTGAAGCGGTTAAAAGGTCTGGCGCTGCTGCATTCAACGCACAACGTTTGCAATTCGGATAAAAGCTACCATTGTTTTTATGGTGATGGAGTGGCTCAGGCGTATGCCTCACCGCCATATTCGCCTTCATCTCTTTTTCTGTTTCTTCATCGTGTCTAGTTCCCATGGTCGCGCTTCCTTTCGTTTGTGTTGGGTTAGGCCGCTTCGTTTGCAATCATCCATTCAGCAAGCGCGGCTTTGTCCCTGGTTTTAAATGTTGGCTGTTCCTCAAATGGGCGGGAATCGCATACTATTCGCCATTTACCGTCAACGTAGTTTCTTGATACGCAACCAATCGCGCCGGATGGATAGCGCACATTGTGAACATACCAACCGCCATGCCGCCATCTTGAATAATGAAATTCTGTAGGTGGTGTTTTAGTTATCACGCTCCGCTTCCTTTCCTGTTTTGGTTAGGCTTCTAGTTGCTTCAAAATAGCTTGAAGGACTGAATAAAAAACTTCCTCTTTTTCTTGAACTTGCGCCATTGCCAGCAAGCTAAAACCGTCCGTTGCGCCGTTCTTTATTGCTTCCTCAAGATAATAAACCCTGTTAATATTGGACGCTAACCACGCCGTTAAATCAGCTGTGTAAATATCCGCTTCAATCTCACAGCGCCTTTCATCTGCTTGCTCTTCCGTTTCACATTCAGACAATGTTTCAAGTGCATCAACGATAAACTTATATTTATAATCATCCGGCCCCATATCGTCGTGAGCATTGAAAACCATGTCCTTAACCCATTCTTCCCATAATGGGTTATCGTGTTTTGATACCCATATCTTACGTTCCTCTTGGTATTCAAAGCATTTAAGAGCATCTTGCGCCAAGCTTGAAATTGTTTTATTCTTTGTCATGTTTGCCCGGCTCCTATCCGGGTAGACTGCTGTACCCGCTCCTATCCTATTCGCGTAGGGTAGGGCGGCTTGTTAGGCTCCTAAATAAGCCTTCCTATTCGTTTCCTTCTTTAAGAAATACTGAACCGCATTCTCAAGGCTATTGCTTGCGCTTACATTCTTGCCGTTGAATTGCACAATGCTTTCATTTTGAACCGCAACAAATTCGCCGAAAGAGTTTTCGTATATTGTTATTCCTTCCGGGAGTCTATTGTCGTAATGCGTTCTCATATCCTCGCCCTTTCCCGCGCCTCTAAGCACGTAGTTAAGCTTGTTTAGTTTCGAGTAAGTAAAAGCTGTCTGTCATTGTGCTGTACGCATAAAGCAAACGCTCATTTGTTTCGACTACGAAATTGGCTCTTAGCTCTACTGGATTCTTAAATGTGCGTCTAACCGCTTTAATGAAAGCTTTCTTCTCATTGCGTGTACGGTCACATTTGTCCCAGAATTCAATTTCCGCTTTGGAGCGTTCTAAAAACTTCTCTAGTTTCATGTTGATTCCTTTCCGCCTCTAGGCACGTTATCTAATTACCTTCGTAAAATCCGGTTTCTCTCCGTTATATTCCGATACTCTGAACTTGTGAAATCCATTAGCCTCTGCCCATTTTCTAGCGGCCTCAATGCGTGTTTCGTCCTCTGTGATTAATTCTTCCTGCCAGTCCTCATTACCTTTCTTTACGGCCCATAGAATTTTCATAGCATTCCTTCCTGACGCCTCTAGGCGCTTTGGTTTAAGCTTCTGGTAAATACTTAATCAACCACAAGTGTTTTTCTAAAATAGTCATATCCATATATTGCTCGTATCTTTGACCGCACGTTTTGCATTGGTATTTATCCGCATACACTTTATGCCCAAAATCTTCGTGTATTTGCACCCATTTTTCGTCAGTCATTTCAGATGCTCACAATTTTTATGTTTTGTTTCATACCAACACTTTTCCGATTCATTTGCTTGAATAAGCTTTGAAGATTCAAATTTGACAGCATAATCATTGGCGGCTTTCCACGTTCTAAAATACTTTACTCTTAAAACCGTTTCTACCTTCCAAAGTGTCTGCATCCCTCACTCCTTCCGCGCTTATGCGGTGGTTTATTTAACGTGCTTTAACAGTCTCAATATCAGCAAGAAAAGAAGGTGTCATAATCCAGTCATAATTGCATGGCTGGCAAACCTTGTCATAGTGCTCAGACTGAAATTGTTTACCGCAAGCCTGGCAGATATTTTTCATAATCTTCGCTCCTTCGCGCTCATGCGGCGCTTAATAGGTGATTAAAACTCTGCTAAAGCTTAACCGTGTAACAGTAGGGCAGAGATTAGAATGTTTGAACATGTTCACTAGCTTACGCGCCGTCTTAATCCCGGTATGTTTACGAGTCTCTGCAATTTCTGCCTTTGTTACCCGAACATGATTCAACATCTTCAGCGCCAGTCCTCTTGCTTTTAGATTTAACTCTATCTTTCCCATATTGTCCTTTCCAGCGCTCATGCGCTTTATGTCCTACAGTTCATAATATACCTAAGCTTACTAAGCTTGTCAAGTCATATATCGTAAGAATGGGAAGAAAGTTTAGACCTTAAATTAAGGAGAGGGGCTTATTTCTTATGCTTACCGTTACCGTCTAAGCCTAATTTATGCAGGATATAATCTTTAACGCTAGGGAAACCGGCTTTAAGGGCGTCTAGTTTAATCTTTTGCCTCTGTTCCGGCTTTAAAACAATTTGATACCTTACCGTGCCTTGCGGATCGGGATGTGTTGCCATGCGGTCTTACTCCTTGTTAGAGGGAAGTATAAACTAGCTGAATAAGCTTGTCAAGCATAGGATTGCACATTATGAAGGAATTGCACGGAATGTTAGGCAGTTCGCAGGCACACGTTTACCCTTTTAGACATTGTGCGTTTTAAAAACAGACACGCTAGGTAAAACCAGGCAATATCCTTCGTGGAATGCGTTAAATTGTCGGTAATACAGAGAGCGTGCCAAGATTTTTCTTGACTTGTGTCCTATAAACTGGTGCATCAATTAAGCATGGCAGGAGAGTCCCCGCTTCCTAACGTATCTCAAGAGTGGTTTTGCCGTAAGTTATTGGAAAATAACGGGAACCAGTCAAAGGCTTATGCGGCTGCTTACCCTAACGCCTCACCTTCTACTATCGCTGTTGAATCAAGCAGAATCCTAGACAGGGAACCTATTCAAGATAGATTGAACCATTTATTAGAAACCGAATATGCACGCGATGAAGATCTCGCTAGAGATTTTCACTCCTTCAGACAAGCTAATAAGGCTATTTATCATAATGGAGTCAAAGTCGGAGAGGAACCTGATTGGCAAGCTCGAATTAGCGGCGTTGATAAAATACTCAAATTGAGGGGGAAGTTATCAGACTCTCAAATCAAGATCGATGCGCGACAAGTCCACAACTACGCCGGAAACAATTCAGAATCCGCACGCGCCATGCTTGAAATCCTGCAAGAGATGAAGCAAATACGAGAAGAGATCAAGCGCGATAAACTAACCATGTCCTCTGAACCCCTTGCCGCACAAGGGCTAGAGCAAAGCGAACAATCGTCCGTTAACAAAAAGTAAATCGGGGGAGGGGTGGCGGGGGTTTTCATTGTTAACCCCACTCTCACGCGCGGCGCAGAAATTTCAGAAATAAAATTTTTTGGAGAACACGAATGCGAAACTCAGTTGCAAAACGTTTACGTAAAAAAGTTGCGAAGATCATGAAGCTTCAAAATAATCTGCTTCCATTTATGCGAGTGTTTCGGCGCATGAAAAAGAATTACAATTTAGGACTTATTTCGGCGTAATTTTTTTACTTCCTTACTCTATTAATAATAGATTTAATCTAATATGAAACGATTCGGCACGATCAACTTCTGTGACATGGATTTCCAGCACCCGCATGGTGAGCGTGATGCTATTGTGTGGGGTGAGATGCGCTGGCGTGAGCTCATGAGTGGAGGCAAATACTGCACTTGTGAGATCTGCGGGGAAACGCTTTATTATGCCGAAGAGTAAGCCGCAGGAAGAACACCTCGATTTATACCCATTCCTTGCTGAAGACCCCATGCTTTGGGGAAAGATGTACTTCAAGCACCATTTCAGGCTCAAAACGCCGCCCTTTCATTTCATTATGGTCGATGCAGCGATGGAGTCCAGGCAGTTAGCTGTTGCAGCCCCTCGTGAGTCGGCGAAGTCGACCATGCTTGTGTTTCTCTACCCGTTTCATGCCATCGTGTTCAAGAGGAAACGTTTCATCGTGATCATATCGAATACGTTTAAGAAAGCCGCGATGCAGCTGGAGTCTATCAAGGCAGAAATAAGGGAGAATCAGGAGTTTCGTCAACATTTTCCCGGCATCGAGATCATTAAGGATGCGGAAGGCGATTCGATTATCAAGCATCCCGATGGCTTCAAGACGCTTGTTCTATGCCGTGGCGTAGACCAAATCGGCTCCATACGTGGCGTGAAGTTTGGAGCTTACCGGCCCGACCTTATCATCGGAGACGATATGGAAGATGACGAACTTGTACGCTCGATTGAGCGACGCTTCCAATTACAGGAAGACTTCGATACGGCGCTCATTCCAGCCGGTGAAAAGGGTGTCTGCCAATACATATTCGTTGGAACTATTCTGCATGATGATTGTCAAATGGCGAAACTCGCCTCAAAGGAGCATTACCATGAGTATTCAAAAATATTCTTCCGCGCAGGGGAAAACTGGGGTAAGCCCAATGTTCGCTCTCTTTGGCCGGAAAAGTGGAGCCTGGATTACTTGCGTGAGCTCGAACGCACGAAACCGTCTGTCTTTGCGAAAGAATACCAAAACGACCCTGTTGCCGGAGCAAACGTCCGGTTCAAGAAAGAAGACTTCAGGTACTGGAAAGCAGAAGGACAAGACTATGTGCTATTTGATCGAGATAATCGCCCCATCTCCAAAGGCTCCCTCAAAGACTGCCGCGCTGCCATCGCGTGCGACCTCGCGTGGAAAGAAAAACGAGAGTCAGACTCGTCGGTCCTCATGCCCGGCCTCATTACGCCAGACTCGGAAATCCTGCTCGAATCCTACGTCACTAAAAAAGGAATGAGACCGGAAGAACTAGCCGAGCATCTGTTCGTAATGTCTGAACACCTGGAGAAGTTAACGAGCGGTACGGTCAAGGTCGGTTTCGAAAAATCAGCCTTAGAGAACGTCGTGCAGTACATTTTGAAACGCGAGATGAAAAAGAGAGGGAAGTTCCTTCTTACCGAGGAACTCGTATGGGACGCTGACAAGATTAGGCGTATAGAGATCAGGTTGCAGCCGCGTTACGCCCAACACGTAATGTACCACAAGCGAGATATGGGCGAGCTGGAGTACCAGCTAACGCGCTTCCCATACGGCGCGCATGACGATCTGGCCGATGCAGCGCAAGGTTTGGTTCAGCTTCTCCAGTACCCCAAAGCCGCTTCCTCCCCCCATGCTGAAGAAGATGAATTTGAGCGCGTCAGGCGCATCATGATAGAGACCAAGAAACCGCATCTTGCCGTCCAAAAGCGTACTCATAAGTATCCCGGAAAGCATAAATGGTTCGAAGTTCCAGCCGGTCTCTCGTTTAGATAAAAATCTTCTATTATACGATAAAAATCTCTTGACATGCGATAGTTATCTTCCGTAACACTATTTATCCGTGAGCGAAAAACTCTCCAAAGAGCAACTTCATAGTTTGCGCAATGAAATCCGCATGGCTGAAAAGGTCAATGAGGATAAGCTGCTTCCGCAGATGCGGGAAGCGATGGAGCGCTACACAGGAAAGCATGTTCCCGCTATCGCATCAAATTGGGACATCATCCTAAACGAACTTTACCCGATTGTGCAGTACGAACTTCCTTCTATTTATTTCCGCAATCCTAGAGCCTTCCTGAAGCCGCGCAACAAGAATTACATTGTAAAAAGGCGTGACCCGCTTACCGGAAACATGGTTCCCGTCGTAATGGACTCGAACAAGTCGGCTAAGACGCAGGAAGCGATTCTGAACTATACCGTTTCTCAGATTCGTTACAAGGAAGAGGTGCGTAGGTGCCTCTTAGACGCCCTTATCTTTAAGCATGGAATCCTGTGGCACGGCTACAAGGGTGAGTTTGGAATGACGGAGGAGCAATCTATATATATTCAGGATGAGAAGGTGTTCGTGCGCAGGCTTTCTCCTCGCCAGTTTCTCTTTGACCCGTCTGTAACGATTGCGAATCTTGATGAAGCGCGCTGGATTGCGCGTGTGTTTGAAGTGCCTTTACAGGATTTAAAGGAAGACGACACGCTTGATGTTGACCCTAAACTTAAAGGGCAGCCGGGTTACAACGTAACGCTTGATATGGATAAACCGAGTCCGATGGGGAACGGTGGATTTGATACGAAGGTGCTCAGTTCACGTTCTAAAACACTCCTTGATTATACGGATGAGGAATACAAGAAGGGGCTTGGCGGACGCTTCGCCCGCGTTTACGAGATTTTGCGAAGACCTTCAAAGAAAGAGAAGCGTTCCGGTAGTAAAGGGAACATTATTCTCTATACGCCGGAGCAGGAAAAGCCTTTGCGTCAAAACGCATGGCCGTATAAGGCGGAAGGCTGGCCGGGCAAGGTGCTCATGTTTAACGAAGTGCCTGACCAAATATTCGGCATGGCTGATACGGAAGTTTTTGGCGAGATTGTGGATCATAAGAACCTGATTGTGAATATGCAGCTCAGGAATGCGCAGTGTAACTCCAAGGTCGTTATTCTGTTTGATAAAACGAATATGGATGAGCAGACAGTGGCGCGCATTGAATCGGGTGAGCAGCAGATCATTGGCGTTGAGGGAGCTGCGACAGGAAAGATTGCGATTGCGACTCCTGGCGGTCAGGCATCGGGTGAGTTGTATATGCTTGATGGCCGTATTCAGCAGAATTTAGATGAGAAGTCGGGTGTGAATGAGATTCGGAAAGGTGTTTTGCGGTCCGGCGAAGAGTCTGCCTATTCTGTGAAGCAGCGCGTGGCTGGTTCTTCAGCCCGTCCAGCGTTCCGGCAGGATTTAATGAGTGATTTCTTGAAGGACTCTCTTCTATATATAAACCAGTTGCTGAAACAGTTTCTTCCGTATGAGGAAGCGGTACGCATTACGGGTAGCTTAGACACGCAGTGGTCGGAAAAGCCATCGAAGGAAGAGGTTCAGGCAGATGTAGATGTTGAGATTGATGTGATCTCGATGCTTCCTGAGAATCCGGAAAAGGAGATTCAGGAGTTACAGGCTGTGCTTAACCTTATGTTTGAGGCAATAAACAATCCTGGCATTTTCCAGAAACTTCAGCAGGAAGGTAAGACGTTCAACATATCGCCAATCATTGAGAATTTGCTTTTACGTCTTAAGATTCGTGACCCTGAAGTATTTCGTTCTATTAGACCGGAAGAGTCCGAAGGATTCGCATCCGTAGCTGAGCTTCGTGCGGCTCAGGCGAATACGGAAGCGGCTCTTATGGGCGCTCCTCCTCCTTCTCCGCCGGCTGAAGGGCAAGATCATGGCGCTCGCCTCAGTGTTTACATGGCTGTGAAGAAGATCTTTGAGTTAGAAGGTCGCGTTTCAGACATGCTTAATGAGCTTATCATGGTGCAGTCACAACTTGCTGAGATGGAAGCTGAGAAGAATGCGCCAAGAGAAGGGCAGCCGGTACGATTAAAGGCTCCGGGCGTTGAATCTGTCGGTACGCTGTGAGTGAGTGGATTCTTACGATAGGAACTCCGAGCATGATGTGCCTGGAATGCAGCGGTGTGATGTATGCGCGTATACTGCCAGGTTTTTATGACTGTGATTGCGGAAAATCTTATAACGCATGGATGGACGGACTAAACTAATGGCCTTCGGAATCATCATTAAAGGTAAGGAATCTCGCAAAGGATTTTTCCCGCACTATAACAGTGCGATGGGGAAGTATATCCATACGAAGGAAGATTACAGGAATGAAATGAAAAAGGGCGGATATGTTCCTTACGACCCAAAAGTGGAGCCGAAGAAGAAGCCGTACAAAGTATCTGATGATACTCGCAGTCTCGTGAAAGCGATCAAGCGGCAATCAGACTCTAAAGGTAATTTTAATCCAAGTGGAAGTTTAAAAGGTGAGTTGAGAAGGCGCGGAGCTCTTAAAACGAAGGATGAGATTAGTCAGATTGAAAAGAAGGCTAAGGAATACGGAGCACTTTAAATGAGAATGAAGAAATCATCTTCAAAAAAAGCGTATACGGTTCCTCTTCCGAGAAGAGACAGTGGATTTTACGGGCATTATGACCCGAAAGTGTATAAGTCTCGGCCTATCAAAACGAAATCTAACTTAAAGGGACGGTAATTTATGTCTGCATTATTAACAGGGCTTGCAAATATTGCTGCGATCAAAGCCGGAGACAAGCTCTTTGGCGGTGATCAGGTCAGAAAAGTTGTGCTTGCGGGTATGGGTGGCAGCGGAGGCGGCACTGCAACTCCTCCTCTCAAAATTGACGGTGGATTCTATGGTCACTACGACCCTAAAGTTTATAAAGCAAGACCCATCAAGACAACCTCTAACACGAAAGGTAAATAATTATGTCACTTGTTATCGGAAAGAACGGACAGAAGGTAAGCAAAGAACGCAATATTAAAACAAGCGTAAAACTGTTTGATCGTAAATCGGACACGTTTACTACCTCGGCTCCTGCTAAGAAAATTAAGATTAATGGAGCTCCTAAGTCCGGGAGAATGTGATTGTTTTCATCTGTAAGAATTGCGGAAGTTTTTCTTACAGTAAAGAGGTGGGTGAATGTTTAAGGTGTGGATGGAGCGAGAAAACTAAATGAGATTTATCGAAATTCTTCCTGGGGAGTCTTTGAGCGTAGACTGTATTCAGTATTTCTGTAAACAGGAAGATGGTTCAACGTTTATTTACACAAAAGATGGCGTTGAGCTTGAGACGGTAATTTCGTATGAGATATTTCAGGAGCTTGTGAAGGAGCGGCAAGTAAGCGCGCTTGATCAGAACCAGACATTGTATGCAATGCAGAAGAGTCTCGATCAGATTGCCAAGTATCAGCAGGTGTTTAGGCCGTAATGAAAGCGTGTTTGGAGTGCTCAGCTCCAGTCGAAGAAGAAGGAAAGTGTTACTGTAGGCGTCACAGCTATTTGGAGTAAGACGCACGTTCGAGCCGGTTTATTCTTTATAAACCGTTTTTGATTTTTATGCTTTTTATGCTTTTGTTTTTACGCCGCCGCTTTTCAGGCGGCGCGCTATACCAAGGTAGTTCGTGAAGTAAAACTCTCCTGCTGATCACAGGTTGAGATAACCAAAAAAGCTAAGCCCTAAACGTTTAGGCGCAGTTAGAGGAATAAGGGACGGGTTGGTCCATCAACCTTTTCAGTCACCCCAAACTCTTCTGCGCCTTCTTTTTTGGTCAAAATAAATTAACCAAGTAATACCGGAGGATTCAATGTCATCACAAACTGTGCCACAACCTACGGCGCAAGAGCCTACTAAGCAACAAGCGGCTCCAACGCAAGGAAGCCAGTCTAATCAGCAGCCGCCCGTTCAAGAAACTAAACATTCGCCAGTCAAGACTGACGATTTACTTAAACGCATGTCTCCTGAGCAGAAGAAGGAATCTGCATCACAGGCTCAGGAAGAAACGCTCTACAACTCCTCCGACATTGAGAAGATTCAAGATCCGGTTGCAAAGAAGGTTGTTCAAGATCTCTACAAGCATTTTGAGAAAGGTTTCAATAAAAAATTTATGGAAGTAGCAGAAAAGGAAAAGGCGGTATCGCAACGCCTTGAGGAGCTGACGCGACAGCAGGAGTGGTCTCCTGAACGTGTGCAGCAAATCCTTCAAGACCCTCGTTTTGTTGCTTCCGCACAGGCTCTTGCTCAGAGCCAGGCTCCGGGAAACTGGACTGGTACAACTGAGGAATGGTCTGCATTAAGTCCGACTGAGAAAGCGGCATTTCAACAGCTGGAAGGAAAGGTTAACAGCCTACTTGCTTCCAACAACAAAATGCAGGTTGCTCAGTTCGACAATCAAATCAGAGAGAAGTATCCCGACTATGACCCTACGCAAATTGATAAGTTTGCAGAAGATTTTGATCGTGGTCAAATCGACACTGCAAAACTTAGGGAGCTTGTTCACAAGGGGCTCAACTTTGAGCGCTACATGGAACGCACCTATCAATTCGGAATACAAGACGGTCAAAGTCAATTCAAAGAAAAACTTAACGGTTCAACCGAAATAGGTTCGAACGGTCTTACGACAGGGGAAGATAAGCCAAAGATGGAACCTGGCGAACAACCGCGAAACTATTTCAAGCGTCTCGCTCTCTTTAATCTACAGAAACAGAAGCAAGGCGCATTACCTCGCAAATAGGAGTTTTAAACAATGGCAAACGAATTATTCATCCCGTCCACGATTGATGCGTCGCTTGCGACCTCAATCGCCGATTACTCGAAGACAGCGACGGATAACGTATACAACTCTAATGTCGTGCTTAAGATTTTGAATGAACGCAAGCGCCTCATTAACGGAGGTGTATCTGTTGTCTACACGCTCATTAAATCTGACCAAAACAACGGCGGTTTCTATCTCGGCGCAACTCAGCTGAATACAACTCAGTCTGACGCTGAGACGCTTGTTGAGTTTCGCTGGCAGAACCTGTACGAGCCGATTCAGCTAACCCGCGATGAGGAACGCATCAACTCCGGCGATGAACACAAAATCATCGATCTTGTTGGCGAGAAGGTTCAGCGCGCAGAGTTAGCCGTTTCGAAACGCGCAGAGCAAGCCATGTCCACTCCGACTGCTAATGCCAACAACCTCGCTGACCTCGAAACAATGGTCAATACAGGAACCTTCGGCACTATCGCAGGCGGAACTGACACGTTCTGGCAAGCGACCGTGACGACTTCAGGCTCTTTCGCAGCTCAGGGTTTAACCGACCTTGCTACGGCTGAGTACGCTGTCGCATCAAGCGCCACAAGCGATAACGTCACAATCCACATCACGAATAAGACGAACTTTCAGCGTTTTGAAGCGACCCGGCTTCCTTTGGAGCGCATCTCCAACGGCAACCTGACCGCTAATGCTGGTTTCAAGAACCTGACCTTTAAAGGCACACCCGTCGTGTACGGAAACTTTATCGGTTCCGGTCTCTGGTTCGGTCTGAACATGAACTATGTGGACTATAACGTTGACAGCGAGACCGACTTTGCGATGACTCCGTTTATGATGCCTGTGAACCAGACTGCTAAAGTCGCGTTCATTCTGCATCGTACAACCGGACCTGTCACAAACAACAGGCGGCGTCAATTTAAACTGCAATCTATCACAGCGTAAGAGGAGGCATAAATGGCAATCGCAACCTCTAACGTTAAGCAGCAGAGCGGCGGAAGTCTGAACTTCTTAGCGGGCGACTGGTCAAGCGCGGTGGGTGATGATAGCGGAACTGTGACTGTGGGCGGAGCGCGTGTTTATTTCGCTCAGTTTTCAGCGCAGGATTCGGTCACTGGCGAGCTTGCGAGCGTTCCCTGGACAGCTTCAACCTCTGGCGCTTTGACGACCGTAACTTTCTATCCGCATGACGCGGTAAGTAGCGGAAGATTTCTTATCGCATACGCATAACTCAATCAATCGGCCTGGGACTGGAGGCGCGGTAATCCGCGTCCAAGTTACAGCCTAAAGGAGATTCAAAATGCAGATTCAGCAACTTAATCGTACTAACTCCGAAGTGGTGAAAGTCCTCTTCAAAAACGTAGATGGCGGTGGCTCTATCACGACCGGTATGGGCGTTTCTTGGTGCCAAGCTGGCGCTTCCATTGATGCGTTGTCTGCCGTGTTATATGCAGCAGCCAATCAAGAAGGTTTCATCGGCGTGTCCGAATCTGACGTTCCCATTAACGGGTACGGATTTGCGACATGCTGGGGTCTTGCTAACTCTGTGCTCATTTCGCACGTTGGCAGCTCCATCACGATTACGGCGGGAGACTTCTTGAAACCGGGCGCAGTGCCTGGAACTTTCTTCAGCTCGCTCACTGATCAAGCGGTCAGCACGCTGTTCTATCGTTACGTCATTGCAGCTTCCACTCCCGTTGCAGTTTCGACTATGGCTCAGTCGTATTGCAAGGGTTTAGTGCGCGCAATCTAAGGAGAATTATATGGCCTGGTGGGACGGTTGGACTGAAGAAGACGTAGTGAAGTTTGAACTTACTCCAACCTCCCACCTTGTCATAGATGGGAAAGAGATTCAAGTGCATCGCTGTGAAACATGCGGTGTGATCGTTACGAATAATCCTGAGCATTTACCAAAGCACGGCGGCCACAAAGTCAGGCAGCCGGTTTGTATTAAACGAGATGAAGTGGAACTAATCATTAAGGGGGCATTGTGAGTCAAGAAGAAGGAAAGGTTGTAAAGGTAGCGATTTGTATTCCGAACGAGGGTTCTCCTCCGTGCAAATCCTATACGAACCGCTTAGAAAACTTCTTCTATCTTGGAACGCTGCAAGAGCGTGGCATTCAAGAGAAACGTAATCCTCGTTTTGAATTCCACTTTATTGATTTAGGTCGCATCTTCACACCGCTTGCGCGTGAAGAGGCTGCAAAGCTCGCGCTCGAAATCGAAGCCGATTACCTCTTCATGATTGATGATGATATGACTTGTCCCAACGAACTTTTTGAGAGGCTGTATGCGCACCAGGTTGATATGGTGGCTCCTCTTGCTTTCACGCGCAACTTTCCTCATAAAGCCGTCATTTACGAGATTGAAGACGGATGGGACCCCGTAAGCCAAACTCCCTACTTCATTAATAGGCACGTAGATAAGTACCCGAAAGACTGCCTCATCGAATGTGATGCGGTTGGGTTCGGCGCAGTCCTTATTAATATGAAGGTAGTTCGCGCAATTCCGGCTCCCCGATTCATGTGCTCCTCTGGCACCGGCGAAGACGTTCTTTTCTGCCACAAAGCCCGCAAAGCTGGCTTCCGCGTGTTTATGGACACAGCAACGAAGCTTGGTCACTTGTCGCACCCTATAGAAGTTACAGAAGCTTACGTTGAGAAGGTGCGTAAAGAAATGAACTATCAAGACTCTAACGCAATGGGTCATAAGCGAGAACCCATGAAGTGGGAAGCGGGTTCCGCTCATCTGGTGCTCGGATGAAGCCGGTTCTTTCTATCATTATCCCGACTTGGAATAATCCGCAGTTCCTCAATCCGTGCATTGCTTCCATCATGAAGACAAGCGTTATTGATAGTGGAATTGCAGAAATCATCGTTGTCAATAACGGAGATCAACCCATTCAGGAGTTTCCCGGTCTTCGCGTTATTAAGACTGGACAAAACCTTGGTTGGGAAGGCGGTCTTAAAGCCGGGCTTGAAGCGTCCGATGCGCCTTTTGTCTGCTTCCAGAATGATGATACGTTCATCCCCGTCGTGTCTCAGGCTCTTTTTTACTCGCGTCTGCTCAGTAATTTTAGAGACCCTAGCGTTGGAGCTGTAGGTCCATCAACAACTACGGCAGCCGGTCTCCAGTCAATCTATCACCCCAATATACCCGTTACTTTTTCAGAACTACGATGGATGATTTTCTTTTGCGTCATTGTGAGGCGTTCTGCTTTAGATGCGGTCGGAGGTATTGATGCGTCCCTTCCTGGCGGTGATGATTTCGATCTCTCTATTCGTCTCCGTAAAGGCGGCTACAGACTCGTTTTTGACCCAAGTGCTTTTATTATTCATCACGGTTTCAAGACAGGAGAGCGTGTTCGAGGAACATCTGATCGTGCGGGTGGCTGGAACTCCAAAGAAATGAGTGAAGACACAAACAAAGCGCTTATCCGCAAACACGGCTTTAAGGAGTTTTTTACATCTATTTCGCAGCAGCTCATAACTTATTGCAATATGAACACAGTTCCAGAAGACATTGAAGGAAACTTAATTCGCTCCCTCGTAACGCCTGAAGATAAAGTCCTTGAACTTGGCTGCGGATTTCGCAAAACAGTTGAGCAGTCTGTTGGAATTGATCGTGTTCCAAAAGGCGAAAAGATTCCGCTTCTCCCATACTCAAATGAACGCTCTGTAGCTGATATGGTGGCCGATGTCTCAAAACCGCTTCCGGTAAAGGATTCCTCATTTGATGTCGTGATTGCGCGGCATATTCTTGAACACATCATCAACCCTGTAGAAACACTTCGTAACTGGATGAAAGCTCTCCGTCCTGGAGGAAAGCTAATTATCGCTTGTCCTGATGAGGAAGTAACATCTGGGATTCCGCTTTCCTTCGATCACCTTCACGCTTTCACGATGTCGAGTCTTAAATCAATCGCTGAAACGCTTGGGCTTAGTCAAACATTTGCGCAATCGACAGGGAACGGAATCAGTTTCGTGTCCTGCTTTGAGAAGCAGGTTGATATTTCGTGTCCTTCCACATGGGTCTCAACAACCGGAGAGGAAGTAACATGCTCAGAATAGCCGTTTGGTATGAGTCTCAACTTGGCAGAAATGACGGAAATCCGCTTTACGTCGATTCGTTCTTGCAACGCACACAACATTTCTGCGACGTAATGCTGCGCCGAAACCAGAACAAGTCTCTGATTCGAGCCTTCCCAAACTCCAAGAATCTATTAGACCCGCGCGCTGAAGAAATGGCGAAATGGATTCTTGAGAACTTAGATTCAGACGGCATTGAAGTTGTGCATCTGCGTCCTCAAGGAAATGAATTCAAGCAATATGGTCAGTTTGATATGCACGTTTGGGTTGATTGGGGAGAAGACGGACTAACAGGAGTCCTGCCCTATGAATGCTCATTCCCGTCAGGTGCTCCAATCGTTTATTGGGCGTCAGATACTCATTTGGGCTATGACTATCGCCTAAGCGTCGCAAAGAAATCTGATCTCGTATTCTGCGCTCAGAAGGATGCGGTTGAGCGTATGAAACAAGACGGCTTGACTGCTCCCGTCTACTGGCTGCCTCACGCTTTCGAGCCCTTGGCCTATCCTAAATTCAACATGGCTTCAAAGAAATATGATGTCGCGTTCGTGGGTCATGTCAATTCGGAGAATCGCTTGGAATCCTTGGACCGTCTTTTCCGAGAATTTCCAAACTTTTTCTTTGGGCAACGCAGATTTGAAGCCGCTAGTGAGATTTTCGCAAAGTCACGCATCTCGTTCAATGTAGCCATGAAAGATGATGTCAATATGCGCTGCTTCGAAATTATGGGTTCCGGCAATTTCCTCATGACTGACCGCATCTCCTCCATTGAAGACATCTTCGTTGACCGTAAACACTGCGTTCTTTACGACAACTTAGACGATCTTGTTCTGAAGGTTCGCTATTACCTGGAGCACGAAGAAGAGAGAGAAGCGATTGCGAAATGTGGATATGAATACGCCATGCAGAAACACACAATTTATCACAGAGTTCTCGAAATGTTTAATCAAGCCAAAGCGAATGGACTAATCAAGGAGGCTATTCATGCAAGGAGTTGAGATTTATAAGAAGCAGCAGGGAACAGCAGAGGCAGCCAACGGAGCAGTTGACGCTTCGGTTATTGCTGCGCCTGGAGCTGAAAAAAAGCTGCGCATCAAGAAAGCAATCGTGCAAGTAACGGTCGCGGCGGTTGGAGGAGGCGGTGAAGTTGCTCTTGAAGATGGAGCTGGCGGAACTCGCTTCTTTGAAGCTGATGCAGATGCGGTTGGAGTTTACTTGGTGGACTTTGGAGACGAAGGCTACGACTTGTCCGCAAACACTGTTCTTAACGTAACCGTTGACGGCGCAGCTACAACGCAAGCAACAGCTCGTTGCACCGCAATCGCAGTGATTCTGCCATAAATAAAAGGAGAAATAAATGCCTACATGGATTTCTAAAGGCGGTAAATGGTTTCCGGCAAAAGAGTTTGCAGTTAATCCGAACTTCACAATAGAAGATCAATCCGCTGGTCGTAAGCCTGTTTACGAAGGTCCAGACCGAGCAGCGCAAGAAATTTTAGAGCAAGAAGGCGTGGAATATCTTGGTCAGGATTTTCGCATGAATCCAGATCTGATTCGGCAATCGCGTGAATTGGGATTTAAGTCTGTTGATGAATATTTGAGCGTTATGCACGGTGTTGAAACTAAGAAGATTGAAGAAGAGGCTGAAAAAAAAGCTGAAGTTGTAAATCAGCACAAGAATCCTTCTCGCAAGAAATCAATTAAAGAAGTTGCCGGTGGAGAAGATCGTTCCGGAAAAGGTCAACATCGTTACGGTGATTTCGGAGACCCTTCAGACGTTCCTAACCAGGCATTAAAACAGAGGGCGTAAAGTGCCAGCAGTTACGGTCTCAGCCACAACGTCAACTGAGATAGTTCCCGCTGATTACAGTAGGGTGCTTGTCGTAATCACAAACACGCACGCAACTTCAAAGCTCTATGTTGCTTTCGGGTCCGATGCAACTGCGAATGATGCCTACATTGCAGCGGGAGGAAACATGACCTTGGCCGGAGATCGCATCTTCAAGGGTGCGATTAACGGCCTTTCGTCTTCTGGAAACTTAACAGCTCAATACAGTAAGTCCAGCGCAGGCTCATGACAGATTTCAGAATTGAGAATCCAGCAGTTCCGTTTACGATTGATATTGGAGATGCAATAGGCTCAGGCACGTCTGGCTCTGTCCTCTATGTCGATTCCTCTGGAAATCTCGCGCAGCACAATCCCGGCCTCACCTACAACGGCAGCGGTGAACTGACACTTGGCGATGGGTCCACCGTCAACGGCTCGTTTCTCATCAAAAGTGGAAGCCGAACCATGTTTCAATTTGACAACACGGATAACGGAACGCTCACAATTCGGGCCGCTTCTCCACACGGACAAACACTCTCGATCCAGGCCAGGAATCCAAGTTCTGGAAATCCAGGTTATGTCTCTAATAGCGGGTTTAGCATTTCATTAGCCGGAACACGGTTGCTGGACTTTTCCATTGATAACAACGGCGTAAGAATGCGCGAAATATTGCTGGGCGGTGGCAGCATCATTTTCGAAGCGAAAGACTCAGCCTCAAAGGCCGGGGTGTTCCGTGGTGTTTCGTCTCAAACGGCGGCGTTGATCCAGCTCCATGGAGTGAGTTCAACATCCACAGCGCGGGAACAAGTTGACATAGATACCGCCTGGGCCACTTCAACAGACGCTTCACGAAAAGCGCGTGGAATATTTCGAGTTTGGGATACAGCGGCAAGGGAAGCGATACGGATTGAAGCAAGTGGATCAGCGCCTATGATTGGATTTTTGGGAGCCGCTGCCGTTGCGCGTCCAAGCGCATACACGCCAAGCAATGTGACCACTGACCGCAGCTATGACGCAAACGCAACAACGCTTGATGAGCTGGCAGATGTCGTCGGAACGCTTATTCAAGATTTGCAAGCATACGGGTTGCTCGCATAATGGCTACCTTCGGAGAAATTTCATCTAATTTAGTAGTAGGAGCAGGACAAAGCGTTCGCAGGAATGCACAAGATTCAGAATTTGAAGCCTATACACCTTCAGCCGGTGGAGCTGGACTTGGTTATGCCTTAACAGTAACAGCTGCTAATTTAGCGACCACTACGGACGCTCAAACAATCTATTTCGGTTCTCTCGCTGGCGTAGCGCCATCCTCCACAGCGGCCATTTCACGCATTTACATTCCAAAGACCGGAACGATCAAAGTTGCTCAGATCGTAGCTCATGCAGCAACCGCAGGAACCGGAGAAAGCTGGTCTTTGTACGTTCGTCTTAACAACACGACCGACACACTCATTCAAACTGTTGCATCAACGGCAGCGTTCAGAACCTGGATAAACACGAGCTTAAGCATTGCGGTCGTCGCAGGTGATTACATCGAAATAAAAAGCATCAATCCAACATGGGCCACAAACCCGGCTAACGTCCGTTTCGGCGGCGTTATTTATATTGAATAAGGAGATCTAAATGCCACAGAACGTTGTTAACAAAAGAAGAAACATCGCTACAAACGCGGTTATTTACGCCACTCAATTAGCTGACGCAATTAATGGATTAAAAGAATTGCAAGTTGAGCGAAATGAAATGGGAGCTGGTGGCGCATACGAACAAGCGGACTTCGATGATACAGACCTCACGCACTTAACGCCCTACATTACTGAAGTGTTGCTGGGGGATGTTACAAACAACTTCAAAGCCACATTTGATGTCGCGCTTAATAAAGCAATTTTGATGCAGGCTCGAAAATGATCGATTTCACTGATAAGGAAAAGCAATTTCTCATTAATCTACTGAAACAAGTCGGAGTAACAGCGATGCAACCGGACGCTTTAGAAGTGGTTACACACGTAAAAGTAATTACAGAAAAGCTAAATGGCCGATCTTCTTCTAAAAAAATAAATTCAGGCGTATCAAATTAGAAAATGTCATCTCACTGGGAAGGTGGTGAAAGGAGAAAGCAGTTTGCGGATATGGACCAGATTAAAAAGGACTTGTCTGATACTCGCACAGATGTAGCGATCTTAATCAACAAGGTTGATGCTAATCATGAAAGTCTAAGAAAAACAGTTATTCATATTGAAGAACTTCTTGAGAAACATAACAAGACTCTTTACGGAAACGGCATCGAAGGTCTCACAAGTAAAGTCAGGCGTTTAGAAGATAAGAAGAACGATTTAAAAGATCACACGAACGCTGACCGCTGGGCTTTTGGACTTATCATCACGATTCAATCAGCGATTTTGCTCAAACAGTTTTGGCCCCACTAACCAGGAGGAATCATGGATAAGATTCTGAGTTTCTTAGCAGGAAAGAAGACCTACATCATCGCCGCGATTATGGCTGTGCTTGTATTTGCTAAGTACGCCGGTTTCATTGATCAGTCAACTTATGACCAGCTCGTTGCGCTTCTTACAGGAGCCGGTCTCGCCACGCTCCGGGCGGCAATCAAGTGAGGGGCGTCGTACTGATCGCATTCCTAAGTTTGGCTGGATGTGCCTGGTTTCAGGAACAGCGCATGAATGTCGCCGAGTGCTTTGCGGATACCGCGTGCCGTACTGAAGCGGTTGAACGCTCAAAAGAATACGGGCAACGAGCTGAAGATGTGGCTTCTTTATCCGGTGTTCCGTGGGCTGGCAAAGCGGCAAAGGCAGGAGTCGGATACGCGAGTCTTGTCGTACTCCTGTCAACGCTTGGCGCTGCAATAAGGAAGAAGAAGAGGAGTTCCTAATGGCGATGACTTTGGGAGGAATTGCGCGAACTGTTGGACTCTTGATTCTCATTATCGCAGCCATTGCATCTGCCGCAATAGATTTCTCAAAAGGCGGCTCTGTCTGGGGCTGGTTCAAGATCAGTGTGGCAGTAAACGTCCTTGTGTTCGAGCTTGCTTACTTCATAAAGCGAGGCAAGACGATATCAACGAAATACAAGGATTTCATTATGAAGCATCCATTCTGGGGATACTTCAGCCTCGCCCTCTTTGCAATCGCTCTTGCAGGACTCATCCTTCACCTGGCGGTTTGGTGATGGAGTTTAAAGAACGGCGGAGAAACACTGTGGACAAAAATACTGAGGCGTTCGTTTTGGTCCTTACTAAGAACAACTGCCTCTCTTATATTTGCAATACCTGCGGAAGCAATGACTTTATTTTGCTTGCAGTTAATAACCGGCCTTGTTGTCGCCCTTGTGCTTGGGGTCCGAAACCCTCTAAAAAGAAGGACTGATAATGGGTGAATGTCCAAGATGTGATTGTATTTGCACTGATTGTCTTAACGATATGCACTGCCTTAGCGAGAAATGTCTTGCGGGTATTGTGCTAAGAGACCTGGTGGATTGATATGAGCTTACTTTTTAGTGATCTAAAAACTGAGGTTAAGCAAAGAGCAACTCAGGGACAAAGCGGAACGGAGTACAACACAACTACAGATAATATCGTAAACTCATCTTTATTCCGTGTTGGGCGCGAATGTAACTGGAGAAACCTCCGCAGAAAAGCAACTATTACGACTGAAGCTGAATACTCAACAGGAAGCGGAGCTGTAAGTGTTACGGAAAACTCCAACAGCGTCACGATTACAGGCGCAGCACTCATTACGAACGGTATTCAAGTAGGGCGCCGCATTGAGCTTGGCGGATCAAGCAAAACTTTCACAATCGCAACAATTACGGGTGAAACCACCCTAACAGTTTCTCCAGCCTACGATGGGACTACTTCTACAACCCAAACATACAAAGTATATGGACGCGAGGAGTACAACGTTCCTATTCAGGCTGGCAGAATTTCAATGTTGTGGCACGAAGACTACGGGTATCCGTATGTCATGCACTACGTAACGGATGAGGATTTCTACGGAAGCGGTGTCACAATCGAGGAAGGAAATACCCCCCTCTACTGGCGTCAGTGGGGAGAAGATAACGTTATTGAACAGCCGCTTGAGGCAAGCGTGCTCAGAGTCTACTCTTCATCTGCTTCTGATACCTCTGTTACGATCACAATAACCGGCATCGTAGCTGGCTATCCTGACCAGGAGACAATCACGGTTACGGGAACAGGTGCCGTAAGTGGGTCCAAATCCTTCTCCAAGGTTGAGCGTGTATCCAAGGCGTCATCCTCTGTTGGCCGCATTACAGTTGACGCAAACTCTTCCAATACGATAGTCGCTGTCCTTCCGGCTGGCGATGCGACTAGCAATATCATGTACAAGAAACTTCAAATCTGGCCTCTTCCAACTCGCGTCTTCAATATCAACGTCGAATATTACAAAGACCCTTGGCGCTTAGTGAATGATGGAGACATTCACGAACTTGGTCAAGAATTTGACGAAGCGATCATCCTTCTTTCCGTTTCTAAGATTATGGCCTATCAGGGCAAAACAAAAGACGCTGACAAATACTTTGGGTTCTACTCTGATGAGATCAAGAGCCTTAAAAAGAAGAACGCAGATATCGCTCCCTGGAATCCGCGTTTACTTAAACCGAAAGAATCCAGAAGTTTGACGAGCGGAAAAGTTCATAAATATCTTGGGTATGGACAATTGGGCGGTCAATTTGGACCTGTGGCTTAATTTTTTATGTTAAACGACCTATTAATAATAGTTTTAATCCTAACCGCAGTAATTATAGCGGGGAGCTTTGAATGAGCGGATTAGATTACACATCGCGCAGCTTTGCGTTTGGAGTTATCAGGAATACGGGCGGTCTTAATTCAACAAGTTCTCCGCTCAATGTCGCTGACAACGAATCAACCGATTGCCAAAACATCGATTTTAACAAGTTTGGTTCAATTTTGAAGCGAAACGGTTATGCCACGCTCAACTCGTCTGCTTTCAATTCGGGCGCAACATGGACAAGCCTTTTTTGGTTCGAGCTCAGCTCCGGAACTAACTATCTGATTGGTACGTGTGGAAATAAGTTTGCAAAAATGGATGACCTTGACGGAACGTGGGATGACGTGACGGGTGCTGTAACAATCACAGCAGGGAACAATAATCACTTCACATGGACCAGCTTCCTCGACACAGCGATTGGTACGAACGGAGTCGATGCCCCAATCAAGTGGACTGGCTCCGGAAACGCAGCCGCAGCGGATGTTCCGACCGGCCTCACAAAAGCGAAGTTTGTTGAGACTTGGAATCGTTACACGTTTTATGCAAACGTTACAGTTAGCGGAACAGCGCATCCGACCCGCATTTACTACTCGAATATTGATTCCGTTTCCACATGGACCTCTACTGACTTCAGGGACGTGAACAAGAATGATGGGCAGGACATAACGGGTCTCAAAAAGTTGGGCGACCGTCTCGTTATTTATAAGGAGCGCTCCATCTGGGTTGCTCAGTTTACGGGCGACTCTGATATTCCTTTCGTTTTTACTCCAACACCCTCTCATGTCGGCTGCGTCTCGGGCCATTCCATTCAAGAAGTCGATAACGGACACGTCTTTCTTTCTACGGACGGCTACTACTATTTTGATGGATGGAACGTTTACAAGCTTTCTGACCGAATCACGACCACGCTCACGACCACACTAGAACCTAACCGATTTGCAAACTCAGTATCATGCTATCAGAAAACGAAGAACCGCTATTGGGGCTCTCATTCCATCGCTGCCGCATCAACACATGCCAGATGCGTAACCTGGGACTCCCATAACAATGCTTGGAGTTACTACAAAGGACATAACGCGAACTGCTTTGCCATTGTGTACGTTTCGGGACAGGAGCGTGTTTACTTCGGAGATTACAGCGGATTCGTTTACCGTGCTGATACTGGCACAAATGATAATCCTGAAGGAACAGCCACCGCTATTAACGCCTACTACTACACGAAATGGTTTAACTTTGACGACCTGATTGATAAAAAAGGCGTTCCAAACTCTACGATCTATTACCAGATCGCAAACTCAACGCTCACATTTTCTTATTCCTATGATTTCGAATCAGCAGACCAATATAGCCAATCTTTCAGCATGAACACATCTGCTTCCGTCTACGGAACAGCTCTTTACGGAACTGATACTTATGCCGCAGCTGGTGGCGCTGTTGTGCGCCGAGACTTGATCGGAAGAGGCCGAGTGATAAGACTCAAATTTTCGAACTCAAATTCTGGAGAAACGATGCAGATAGACGGATTTGGAATGATGCTTCACCTGGAGACGGCGCAATAATGAAACTTGTAAAAGTCAGTTCCATCAATGAACGTTCCGCGAATATTCTTAACCAGGTTCATGCACTTGATAACGATTTAAGGAAAATATACGACTGGAGTAATGGGCGCGTCGAGTTCGGAACGCCAACGGACGGATTCAGGGGAGAAAATATCGCAGGACGTTTTCAAACCTTCACAACTTCTGCCACGCCTGATGCTGAAAACACTGTTGCGCACGGACTCGGAGCAACGCCGTCCGGAGCTTATATTGTCATGAGTCAGGACAAGGCTGGAAGTCTTTACAAATCAGGAACTTGGAATTCGACAAACGCCTTCTTCAAGTGCGATGTTGCGTCTGTAACTTTTACGGTGTTCATACTGCCATGAAAAAAACTCCCTCTAAATCCAATAATCAGTTTGGCTTTGACTTCGCATGTCCCGGCCTTTGTTCTCGCTGCCATACAGAAATTGCAGAATTTGAAGGCTCTATAAACGGCTACCCGAAACTCAAGAAATGGCTAAATAACGCTTACAAAGCCATTGTGGTTCTGAACGATAACAGCAAGATGACGGTCATGCTGTGCGAAGACTGCTACAACGAGTTCGGAGTAGATGACTGTCAACAGCTAATGGAATCAGAAATAAACGGAATGCAGGAACAAGTTGATCGCGTATGCACACATTGGAAAGCAAGCTTCAAGAAATCCTACATGAAATATTTTTCAGACCTTCATATTAAGAAACGCCATGACCAGGAATGGCGAGAATCAGACCTTTCTAATATTAAGAAACCTCGAACTGAAAAGTTACGGGTGAAAGCGGGGAACTAGAATGGCTCTAATTGACAAGGATTA